TTTATCTAGTCCTTTCTTATTCTTAAAAGCACTTAAATCAAATTTACTTTGAATTTCCTTAGAGACTGCCGCCGATAATGATTTCTTCTGTCTCGCCATACTTAAAAGGGTAAATCATCATGTTTATCTTCTACCTGATTATCATCATCAAATAAAGAATCAAATTTATCACTTTTATTTTCTTTGGCTTTAGAAGTATCTAAAGAAAACCTACCTGGTTCAGGTTGTGATGTGTTATCAAAACCCTCAGCTGGTTCAGAGATAATATCTCCCTCATCAGCAGCATCTTCAGGTGCTAACCACTTTTCTAATGCTGATTTCATTTCATCAAATGTAAATTTCTTAAATTCAGCATTTGGGTCTGGTTGTTCTTTAGTCCATTTTTCTACTAGAGCAGCATCATCACTTAATGGTGTTTGCTTTAGTCTAACTCTAACTGATGATTTATTATATTGTGTACCTGTAGCTTCAGGACCTACTGTTTCAATAGTAAGATCTCTACCATTTACAATATCAGTATAATCACCAATTTCCTCATCTACAGCTAATGAAAGTAATTCTTCATAAATTAACTTTCCGAATTGCCATAGTCTAACACCTTTATCTTCCTCACCTCTAACAATTACAGGAGCAAAGATACGTGTTTTAGGGTCTAACTTTTTAGCTAGAACATAATTTTCTTTATTATATTCTTCTCTAAGTTTACCTGCAAATAAAGCTATAGGGTCTTTTTCACCATAATTAAGAGGTGATAACATAACTTTATTAGTAATACCATAATAGAACTTAAGTTCCGTAAATGGGTTTTTAGAATTAAATGCACTAGGCACAATTCTAATCTGTTGTTTACCTACAGTAGGTCTCCAAAACGTTAAACTATAATCTCGTTTTTGGCCTTGGGGTTGTTTTTGTTGGAGAGTGTCCAACTTCTGTTTAAGCATTGATAAATCCATATTTATAACTTTTTAAATGTAACTACAATATACGAACTAAAATTTGGGGATCCAAACTATAGTTCAATTATTTTATGTATCTTAGTATTTAACTGATTCAACTCATTATGTTGAGTTAAAAGGATACAATTTCTATAGTGTTGCCAATCTACTTGATAAGTAGAATCGACTACACCCCCATTAAGCTTTTTAATTAACTCATTTAAAGCATTAATAGTATACAAGGTATTAGATTCCTTCTTTCTATGAACTAAAATTGTATTATCTGGAATTGTGTGAATGTTACCTTGGTCAACGTTGTAAGTAACAACGTATTCATCTTTACCAACTATTTCTAAAACAAATAGCTTATTGTAAATAATTACATACTTACTTTTGATTTCATCCAAAAGTGTATCTAAATTATCTAGATCAGTAAATGTACAGAATAGTTTATTATTCAAATCTCCAATGGTTTTGATGTCAGTTATAACATCATAATTCGCATTATACGTATTTGTTTCCCTATCTAAAGTCGTAATCATAACCTTGTTTTATTTTTATATTTAATTTATATTTATTAAATACATCTTGGATGTTGTCCATAACATCTTGTTCATCTTGGCTAAAATCAAATAAGAATGAATCATATGTATATAATATTAATTTTGTTTTTTTACCTCTAATTAATTGAAGTACGTCCCACAGTATACGAACATTCATTGACGTCTCCAAGTTTTGTAACAAATAATTAAAAAGTTTTTGCGGATTCATATTCTCTAATCTATCCTTACTAAATACAAATCCAGAAATCGGACATTCTATCTTCCCATCGCTTTGAAATTTATCCCAAGTCTTTCCTACGTATTCTTCTATTTTTTGAAAGAATTCCAGGTGCCTATAATTGTCAAATACACCTCCATATAACTGTTTAAATGTTAACTCTTTTGATTTAGCATAACTTACCTTGTAAAGTTTCGCCATATGATCATGAATATCCACAGTGGGAAAACTATAATCGACGAGGCGACAAGACAAGCTAGGATGGTAAGCGCTAATATCAATTTCACATAAAATATCATTACTTGGTATAAAAGACTTCCTACATCCGTTTTCCTTGTTAAGTGCTGCATAATTTACTCCTTTAAATTTATTACTAGGTCTTGTTGTTAATGTTTTTAAGTTGTACTGACTGTAGACTCGTTCACCATTAACGGGATGAAAATGCTGTTCGAATCTAGGTACGTGTATTCGAAGTCCACTTCGCTCGAGAGCGTTGAATACCACTGATACTCTACTGTTAAAGAATTCATCATATTTAGTTTTATCTTTGTTAATATTACTTTTTAATTCCCAAAATGTATTTTGACACATTTCATAGTGTTTAACTACGGGAACAATTTCGTTTACATTAGGTTTATCCTTATGTTTATAATATAGGATTTCATGTGCTTTAGTTAATTCTTGTATATACGTATGAGGTGGTATATTAATGTCAACAAGAGCTTTTAGCGGAAAATAATGTAATGTTTCTTTTTTATCCCTACAATATAATACTTCAAACCTTTCTAATAATCGGTCTATACCTGTTTTTGACACACTTAATGTTTCGCTATGAGATAAGCATAACATATAGCCTTTAGGCGCGTCAATTGGTTTAATATACACCAAACTTACGCTATTTTCTACCGGATGTATATTATGACTACTTGGTATAACTTCTATATAAGCTTTTGTATAACCACTATTTAATAAAACCTCGAGTTGGTCATCCTTCTCTATTAACCAATACATAAAACCTTTTTATTTGCCGTAATATAATAAAAAAACTAGTAACCTCCACTTGATCCTCCACTTGTTGTTGTAGGATTTGTATTTTCTCTTATTGCTTGATTTATTCTTTCCATTGAGCCACTTATAGGTACTAGTAAATCATGTGGAGTTAAAACATGTTTTGCCCCAACCATAGGCCCTTTATCAGGATGAACATGATAAGGACCAACATATTCTTTACCTGTTTTTCTAACTATAAATTCTCCTCCTTTTGTCTCCAAATTATTTGCAGCTGCGAATTTAAAATATTGGTCAAATTTATTTTTAAAATAATTAGTAAATCCTTTAACATTATTTCTAAATTCTACTAAATCTACTATTCTTCTATTTACTATATAAACATCTTCTCTAATACCCGTTAAATTCCAATTTAATTCTAATGGTTGATAATATTGCCATTGTACTTGATTATTTTTACTTTTAAATAATTTAAATTCTTTTTTATTTACTTCTATATATTCTTTTTTAGTAACATTAAGTAAAAAATATCTTTGAAATTCTCCTAATTTATAATCTGACTCAGTTGGTTTTGGATAAGAAGATTTAGGTGGTCTAGGAGAGGGTGTGTTTATACCTCTTCCAATTGAAGCAAAATAGGCATCATTAATAATGTAATAAGATTCAGGTAATGGTTCACTGTCTTTAGATTTATCAACTGGGGCCGATTGGATTAATTTACGATTAGGTGGATCTTGAGGGTTTTTACCTGAGTAAAATTTACCATCAGAAGTTTTATAATAAGGTCCTTCATATTCCTGACCAGTATCAGGATTAACTAATCCATCACCCGGATTGGCTTTTAAATTTTCTATTATTTGTGATTTTGGGTAATACATTTTTTATTTTCCGTAAGCTCTAACTATTTGTTTTTCTGTTTCATATCTTCCATATTCTAAAACATCTTTACTTGATATTGGTCCATCAACAAATGGATCATTTGGTGATAAATTAAAAGTAAATGTTTTACCTTTAAATACAGTTTCATAAATACCTGTACCATCTCCATTATCTATATAAAAATATTCAATATCACTTTTTGTAATACCTGTAACTTGTTTAAAGTTAGGTTGTCCTTCTTCACCAATAAATAATCTTCCTACACCTTTCCAACTAGCATAAGGATCTCGTTTTCTATTAACTGTATTAGGAGCGTTTTCTAATTCAGTATTTTGTGTTTCCCAATCTTTTTGTGGTTTACCAGGATTGTCTAATTCAGCATTCGCTAATGCTACATTTCTATCAAATTGAACATAAAAATGAACTGAATCAATGTACCCAGAGAAGGTTCCACCCCACATTAGTCCTGCAGATTCAGCTTTAGAAACAATTCCTTGTTCAATCCATGGGTTTCTTTCTTTCTTTTTAAATATTCTACCTTTAGGATCTACAACATTAAAGTCAACCCCAGCAGCATAATTATGTACAGATTTTCCAGGTGCAGCATTTCTAGGATTTTCTGCTTTTAATTCTACTGATCTTGAGAATGGTCTAAATACAGCATTTATAATAATAATATAATCTTCGTATCCTCCATCTCTTAAACTTGTATAAAATCTTCTAAAAGTACTTTGAACATTTTCATTCATGTAACTAACAGCAGTTTCTAAAGAAATATCTTTACCAAATGTTGAAGGATCTACAGGAACACCATTTATAGCTCTATTATCCTTAAATCTTAAAGGTTTATCAGGTCTTAAATTAAATGGATCAATAGGACCTGTATCAGCTGGTATTTCATAAGTTCCTCCTTCACTGCCTATAGAGGTCATATTAGTAAAAGGTGAGGTTGGTATATTTTCTACATTAGGAACTGCTAATGTACCAATACTAGTTGTCCAATTATTATCACTAATACTATGGTCAACTTTATCTATTATAAATTTTACTGCTTTATCATAAGCAGGAGGTAAAAAATCTTGTCTTATTTGACACCCATTATAAATTTTGATACCAGATAATCCTTCCATTGTCATTCCTAGTTTAATTGGTATAAAACCAGCTTTATTAGAAGGTCTCCCAGTAGAAGTAAATATTCTTTCATTTAGTAAATTTACATAACCATTAAAGCTTTGATGACCTTCACTTACAAAATCATCAGACATCATAGTATATAAAGCTTCATCATCATCTATATTTACTGTTTTATGGTTACCCCCATCCATTGGAATTTTTACTGAACCACCAAATGCCCTGACTAAATAAAGTTGATAATTACTTGAAAATTGTTCAGATTCATCATACATAAAAGCTTGAATAGCATTTATAGTTTTTCCTATTGGTGAAGCTGAGATGATATCACTAATTTTTTCTTTAACTTTAATTGCTAAGTCAACAGTTTTAGCTAATGCTAAAAAAGTATAATAAGTAACATTATCAAAAGTAACACCTTTATAAGGTACATCTTTTCTTATAGTTAATTCTTTTTGATAATCTGCTTGTGATTGTTTATCTAAATCAGATGCAGAAGCATTAGCTTTTACATTTCTAGTAAATACTAAATTTAATATTTCATTTCTTGATCTTTCTCTTAAAAATCCACCAGGAAAAATAGCAGAACCAACAGCTTCACCAGTTGAAAAAGTAGCAGATTCAGGAGCCGAATCCCAAGCACTATCTTGTTCTTGAGTACCTTCATTAGTAAAATCACTTCCTGGTGTATCAACCATTGAAGGATTTGTTCTATCCATTAAACCAATATTCCATTTTGAAAATGCTGTTGCATCAGTATTTCTTGTTGAACTACCTTGTGCAGTTGCACCAATTGATATTTGACTTGCTAAATCTGGTGTGATATTAGTTTCAAAACTAAAATCAGTAACAAAGTTCGATGAACCAGACATATTATAACCAAAAATTTCAAAACTTGGAGGTGATTGTAACCCTAAATTTGGAATTGGTTTTTGATCAATTATAGTTAAAACATTATCATCTTTTACTATTACTTCTAAATCAATTACATTTCCTAAAGCTTTATTAATTCCTGTAACTATTTTAGTCATAAATTCATATAGACTTAATTCTCCTTTTTTATCTACTTGTTGTAAAACTTCAGCTATAAATTCAAAATTAATATAAATATTCATTAATCTACCATAGTAACAATCTCCTACATTATAAGAAAATTGTTTTAAATCATCTAAATATTTAGGAATTTTTAATTCACTAATTTGACTATCAGCAGCTAAATAAAATTCTGGTTTAATTATACAAACTTTTGGGTCTAATGACATTAAGTTGGGATAAGTATTACAAATGTTAGTAACTTCATCATTTTCAACATTTAATACTAATTCTGGGGTATCTTTTATAATTAAAGGAATAATTCTATTTCTTAAAACATCCATTAAATTACCTAAAGTCATAAAGTAATTATAATTAGGTAAATCAATAGAAGGATAATCATCACCAACTATAAAAGCATCATAAGCTTCTCTTGAATGTTCCCAAGAAAATAAAGGACCATTTTTACTAATTCCCTCTACTCTATCTGCCCATTTTGTATTTTTAACTAATTGGTACATATAATAAGAAATTTGAGAATCTCCAGCTGTACCAACAATAGCAGAATCTTTAATTTCACCTATACCTTCAGAAGCAAATGTAAGTCCAAATGCAGTATAACTAGAACTTTCTACATCATCTTCAATTTGATTAGCTGAAAGGGCTAATACTTTATTTTTTGCACCAATAGATTCAATCACATCTCCTAAAGTAATTAAATCAATAGAAATATCATAAGTTCCATCTGGGTTAAATGACCAATCAAAATTAGTCACTTTTCCAAAAAATCCATCATAATTAAAACTGTATTGTTTTCTATAGGTTTGTATCTTTTGAAGAATAGAATTTTGGGTTACTTTACTTGTTCTAAAGAATTCATCTTCAATTAAAGTAGTTCCCATACTTTGTAATTGACCCTCATTATCTATATACTTATCAAATCCCCATTCTAACATCATTGTATAACCTAATCTAAGGTACAACAACTCAATCATATCAAATTGAAATTTATTATAAGCTTTTAATGTTACTTGAGCTTTTCTAATAGAACCTCTATTAACACATTCAATACTAGCCTCTATTAAACCAGGAGCAGGTGATAAACCAAAATTAGTTCCACCTAATCCATATGAACTATTATTATATAAACTATTAGTTTTAGCAACACCAGATCTAGAAATATATTTATCAAAAGTTCCATCAGATTTAAATGTTGCTTCTGATAAAGTATTAAATAATACTCCTTTTTGTGCTAATAAATTACCTGTAAAATTTTCAACATCTTGGATACCTATAGCTTTTAATCTTTCAATTCCATCTGGGATGCTATCTTGGTTAGAATCTATTGTTTTAGGTTCAAATTCTTTATCTTTAGTTGCAAAATCAGTTCTTGTATCTTCACCTAATACATAAACAGAAGATGCTAGTTTTAGCCAAGCATTTCTATTATTTAAATATTGTATTTGAGCAGGGGTTCTTTTTTGATTTAGACCACTACCATGAATAGTTTGTCTTTTATCTATTTCAAGTAGAAGTTCTTTGGTAAACTGTTCCCCAATTATATTCCCATTCATAACTTTTAGTAATCATTTAATTCATTATAACTAGCAATAATAGATCCTATTTGTGATGGTATTCTCAATTGAACTCCAGGTGTAATAAAATAAGAACCTTGGTTAAATGAATTATTAGCAATTGAAATAACCCACCATAAAGATGAATCACCATAATATTGTTGAGCTAATTGATCAAATCTATCTCCTTGTTCAGCATAAACATAAGTATCCTCATAGTTTAAAGGAATTTCAGGATATTTAGTTGTTCCATAGTATCTTTTTCCTCTAACAGTTTTATATTCATCTGTTTTTTTATAAATTGGTATTTTACTATATCTGGCCATTATGTGTCTTTAGGTTTTTGTGGTACATAATTATAACCCTCACCTGAAGAGTAGTTATTATTAAATCCATTATTTAAAGCTAAATATCTTTCTTTACCATAAGAATTAATATAATTTGCTTCAGCACCTTGATGTATTGAATTAGCAAATGTATTTTGTTGTATTCTTGGAACAAAATCATGAATTGGTATAAAGTTAAATCCTGATACTTCTATTATCATTGGCATTTCTTTTACTGTCGCATCAGAATTTCCTACTTCATCTAATGCTATATCCCAAGGAGAATCACTAGGTACATTCAAATTCATTCCAGTTATTAATCCGGGTTGTTCGTAAAACCAACCACCCATCGTTAATGTAATAAGGTTTCCTTGCATATACCCGACATTTGAATAATCAGGTGCAAGAGATGAGGCTAAATAATTTAATTTTTGATACATTGGTATCAATTCTTGTTTTGATTGGGCAGCAACAGTCCAACCTATAGATACCTGTCTATCAAATCCTTGATATTTGTAATAATTTTCTGCTCTACCCATAAATTTTTGGGACATCCAATCAGCAGAATAACTATCACTTAACTCATTAATAAATGCTCTAAAATGAATATAAGTTTTTAATGATGGATCATTATTATCAATAACACCAATTCTAAATTTTACTAAATCATTTTTGATATCACTTTGAATTGGTCCTTCTGATTGGTATAAAGGTAAACCTGTAATCTTATCTAGTGGGTTTAATAATTGATCATCAATATTAGTTGCATCTTTACCCCAACTATAATTTCTTAAATTACCTCTTTTACCAGGATTTCCTAGATTAACTCTTTTTTCAATATTATATTCAATATAATCAGGAGATTGAGGAATTAAAAAAGTATCATCTTTTAATTTTTCTTCAAAATTTGGTTTTATACCTGTGTTGGTTCTGGCAAAATTACCTCCTGGTGCATAATAATCTTCAATTTGTTTTTGGTTAAATGTTGCAAATCCAGAAGAAACACCACTTATACTACTTGATAAAATTAAATTATTAGGTTTAAAATAAATTTCTTTTGTCCCAGCGGCACTACCTGATCTTACTCTTATTCCTCCTTCACCAATAACATTTTGGTAGACAGAAGTTAATGATGGTTGTAATAAACTACCTGAAAATGTTGTTACTGTATCATTTAAAAATCTAGTTAAACTAGTAACATTTGGATTACTTACTATGTTATTAAATGATTGTGCAGCTTTAGCTAAAGCAGGAATAGGGAATCTATCAACAAAAGATCCTGTTGATGTACTTATATTGCCCAACCTATTAACACCAGTTCTTTGATCATTTAACATATTAATATTAGTTTGTCCAACGCCTAAAGTTGCACCTGGACCACCAACATAGCTATATAAATTATTATCTGTTGTTTTTGTATTTATTTTAGGTAAAAATCCTAATAATCTACTTTTTTTACCATCAGCTCCTCCATCTGTAATTTCAATATAGGTGGGTAAAGTTAAACCATTTGGGGTTGTTTCTACATCACCTGGAGCCATTCCTACCATTGGATTAAATGGATTTAATCCTTGTTTATTTGGATGAATACCGATACCTGTACCTGCTACACTTGCTAAAGTAGATAATGGAGTAAAAATACCTTGATTCATTGCTAAATTATCAGCAATAAATTGTCCTATAGCGGATGTAGGATTACCACCTGGAGAGTTATTTGGTGTATTTTGGTAAGTTATATACCCTGTTCTTGTATTTACATTTGTTAGGGAAAGTACATTTTGTTTGGCTAGATATAAAGGACCATTAGGTGATCTAAAATCAAATAACATTTGTGTCATTCTAGAGACGTCATTAATGACAGCTCTAGGAAATAACGTTCCTCCTCTTAATAAAAAATCAGGTCCACCAGTTCGTCCTACATCTTGAAAACTGGAGGGTATTTTTTTTATTACATAAGGTTGGTTGCTATTACCACCGCCTACTGTATCCTTACCAAACTTAAGTTTAGTTAAGTCGGTCCTTAGATGGACTAAACCCCTATTTGCCATTTACTACTCAGGTAAGTTATTAAGATACTTATCATTTTCATTGATAGTAGCTTTTAACTGAGTAGGACTAGGTAAATTATTCATATATGGTTGCCCATCTAATGAATAAGTTTTATGAAGGGTAGAAAGTGCTTGATCCACAATTGCTGGAGAAGCTCCATCTAAACCAGTTAAAGATGATTCACCTGCTCTTAATTTGTCTAATAAACTCATAATTAATTATTTTATTATAAATATTGGGTTATTGAACACTGTATAAACCTACTGGTGATATTTGAGGTTTTTTAGCGTTTTGTCTTACTAATGTTCCTAATAATGCATTTGTTTCTTTATTTCCACTACCACCACCTAAATTAGTTCCAGCAATAACTGTATCATTATCATTTAAAGCAATTGAACCTTCAGGAGCTAATAAAGTTCTTTTTCCATAACCTCCCATTCCACCTTCTGATACAACATCATCACCTAGAAATGTTTTACCTAAGGCGTACATACCTGCTATTGCAGCTGCACCTAAAGCTGGGGCAAGTAAACCTAATGGTCCTAAACCTGCTAAACCTTTCATTACAGCTTGACCAGCTGATATTGCCATTTCTCCTAATGAAACAAAAAATCCTCTTTTCTTAATATTATTAAGAGCTGTCTCCATAGTTAACTCTGAACCTTTAAAGAAAATCATTGCCTTTGCTAAGGCATTCTCTGCTGTACTATAAATTAAACCTTCTTTAGTAAATTCTTTTTTAATTCTAGCTAAATTATTTAAAACCATAAAACTACCAATCGAAACAGTTAAAATATCAGCAAATTTTACAATTAAAGCAACCATTTCGGCAATTGGAGTTACAATTGGATAAATAATAGCAGCAAAACCAGCAGCTATTTCTTTTAATTTTTCCATTGTAGCGGCTAATTTTTCTGTAGCTGAGGCTTGGTCTTCTAAATTCTCAACTCCTTCTTCAGCTATAATTTGTTGTGCCTTTGCTAATCCATGTTCTTCAATTAAGGCATTTATTTTCTTTTCTCTTGCTGCCGCTTCTTCTCCGGTTGCTCCTGCTAATTGTTCTTGTGTATATAAAGTTTGAGCTAAATCTTCTCTAGTCATTCCAACTGATTGAGCTAATTTTTCTTGTTGAATTCTATTTAATTCAGCAAATTCAGCTGATGAGCCTACTTGATCGGCAATTTCTTTAGCTACTGTTGCTAAATCATTATCTAAAGCAGCTTGTCTTGCTTTTTCTAAATTAATATCTCTCCCTAATAATAATTCAGCTTCTAATTCATTTGCTATAGAACTTTCAAAATCTAATAAACTACCTGCTATAGCATCTACTTGTTCCAAATTTAAACCTAATGCTTTTGATGTTGCAGCTGCTTCCGCAAGTGCATCAGCTGAATTACCAAATGAAACAGTAATAGCGGCTGATGTGCTAGCAATTTCTTTTAATAATTCTTTTTCATTTAAGGCAACACCTTGTCTTGCTGCTGTAATTTTAGCTTGTGCTAAAAATTCACCTGTATTTTCTTTTAATGATTTACCGTTAGCTAAACTAAGAGATTGAATACCCATTAGTTCTTCGTTTGTTAATCCTGCAGCTTCTCTTAATTTTGTAAATGTAATTAAATCTTCTTTATTAAGCATTACATTAGTACCTAAAGTTTTGTTGATTTCCATTAAACTTTCAACTAAACCTTTAGTATTAACAAATAAATCATTACTAGCAATAGCGGTAGCTTTTAATGATTTAACAGTTTTTAAAGCGGACATTTCGCCCATATTAAGATTTTTAGCAACATCACTTACTTTATGATCTATTGCTGTAAATGCTTCTAATACTTGGGTAGCGGCAAAGGCAAGAATAGTAAAGGGATCCCTTAATTTTTTCATGATGTTGGCACCAATGTTTCCAACTAACATGTTCATAACACCTAAAGTACCAGGGAGTTGTTCACCATTATCCTGAGCTTCTTGTAATTGTTGGGTTACTTCCTGTAATGCATCACTAGCTACACTACCAAGACCAGGAATTTTACTAATTATTTCCGCTAAATCACCAGCAACACCTAAAACACCACTTAATTCTTCTTGTTCTTTAGTTTGTTTTTTTAATTCATCCGTATTTAACTTATTAAATACATATTGTTTTTCAGTTGCACTTAAATTTTGTATTTCCTGATCGTATATATCTTCTTGAAGTGCTAATTTTTTCTTTGTTTCTTCTAATTGTTTTTCATCTATTGCTTGACCTGCTTCTAACCTTTTGTTAAATTCATTTATTTGTTTTTGGAGATCTTTCATTTTTTCAGATCTACCTAAAACTGTTTTAACTGCTACATTTTCGTTTGCATTAATTGTTGCACTCAAACCACGTTGAAGAGTCATTGACTTTTCTATAGTTTTGTTTGATTTTGCAATTTCTTTATTTAGGGAGGCTATACTTGAAAAACTTCTTTCTCTATTAACAATAGCTTTATTAACTTCTCTAGATACTTTAAGAAGTTGTTTTTCAAATTCAGTATTTTTTGATTGTACACCTAAAACATCTTTTAGGGATTCAACCATAGAAAAAGAAAGATCTACAGAACGTTCTCGTTCTCTATTATACTTTTTTAATTCTTCGGTAAGTGCTCGTTGTTCTTTTCTTTCGTCAGCCATTAAGACATTTTGTTATAAATATTATTATTTATAACTAGTTTTACCTTTATATGGTTTAGATGCTTTAGCAAATTCAGGAGCATTAACTTTACCACTTGAATCTACTAAAGTTGTTTGATTTTTACCTTTTTTAGCATCTTCATAAGCTTGTCTTTCTTCTTTAAAATGATTTTCTATTTCACTAAAAGTAAACTTACGAAGCCAAACTGGCATGTTATAGATGGTGTTGTAGTCGTAACCACCTTTACCATGAAAAACAATTTCATGTATTTGTTTAAATAAATTCTTCCTTAGTAGGGGTGCCGCCTTAGATGTCAGGCCAAAAAAAGCTGAGCCCAATAGGGATACTCACCTCCCTTCCACCTCTAGTGGTTACATTAAGATCAACATCAGGTTGAGTAGTATTAATATGGTCTCTAAACTTTCTAGAATCTCTTGCTAGTAAATAATTATCAACAAATTCTCTAATAGTTTTCTTTTCTTCATCTCCATTAACTGAAGTAATTACATGTTTTAATCTAGTAGTTAGTGTTGGTTCAGAGTCAGGATTTATTTTCTTATACCCATCTAATTCTCTTTGAATTTTTTTTTCATCAGCACCAGTTAATAGTTTATAAGTAATTTTTGTACCATTTTCAAATTCATAACTAAATTCATTTTTACTATTAAGATCATCTTCATTAATTTCTTTATTTTCTAAATCACTTAAATCAACAGTTTCTTGATATCCGTTGTATTCAAATTTATATTCTTTACCATATCCTAAAATACGAGAAGCAATTAATAAAGCATTTTTATCACCTACAATTAAATCATCAATATTGATTTTTTTATCAGTAATTAAAGATTTTAATAGTTTATCTAAAACAGTACCTTTTCTAATATATGATTGATTAGTTAAAATATCTTCTTCTTTAGCAGTCATATATTTCATTTCTACTTTACCAGAAGATAATGGGTTATCTTGAGAATATACTAAACCTTTCGAAGGCAGTTCTATTTCTTCAGTGGGAAATTTAAATTCAGCCATAGTCTTTATTTAATAACGTTTATAATACATATCAATATAAAAAAAAAGCTTGGCAAAGCCAAGCTATTTTTAATATTTCTTTAAACTTGTATTAGAAGTTTAAGATACAATAATCTGGTTGTACTGTTAATGATAATTCTTGAGCAGCATTTTCATTATCCCAGTTATAATCACCAAATCCTGCTTCTGTAATTAAAGCACCTTTAATGATCCATTCAGATACAATATCACCTACTGGTCCTAATACATTGAATGTAAGATCTTTTTTATAGAAATCACTGTAACCATCTCTACCAGTTACTGATTCATGGTGTAATCTAACCCATTCCATTACCGCTTGAGCTCCTGACGGTGTAATAGGATCAAATAATGTCATTGAAATTGTATTCCAAAGAGTTTTACCTTTAACGTATCTTGCAACGTTAATATGGTTTAATTGAACTGTTCCTTGAGTTAATGATACAGCTCCAACTCCTTTAATTTGGTAAGAAGGAATCCCATCAACATATAAGATAAATCTATTTTGTTGCTTCGGCTCAAAAGCTGTGTAAAATATTTCGTTTGGGTCTAATATTGCCATTTTATCTAATTATTATTCTTGTTATAAATATTCTATTTTTATTTTTTTACGCTGGGAATTCAACTCCTGTTGGCAGTACGTTGAAATCCAAAATTATAAATTCAGCTGTTTTAGTTGGTTGTAAATAAATTGCACCTACTAATTCGTTTCTATCAATTACATCTGGTGTATTGTTAGTTTCATTCATTACAACTTTAAACGCATATAATCCTTGTCTTTGTTGTACTGATTCTAAGTATGGGTTAACTTGGCTTAAGAAATTATTTCTTGTTGCTATTGTATTTTGTTCAAATACTAAGTTATCTGATACTTGAGTTATGAAGCTTTTTAATGTAATTAATAATCTTCTAACATTTACTCTATCTAAAGCACTTGCTTTAACTTGTAATGTTTTCTGTCCAAATACTACAACTCCTCTTCCTGGGAATGTAGCTATTGGGTTTACATTAGCACTATATAAAGTATCTCTGTTACCTGATGTTAATTTTCTTTCAGCTCTAATTACGTTACCTAGCGCACCTCTAATTAAACCTGCTGGAGCAAACCATGGTTCCGATGATGCATCAGTGAATGAATATACACCCGGTATAAACGCTGAAGCTGGCGACCAAACTGTCTGACCACTAGTAGGATCAATTGATTGTAACCAAGGCCAATAAGTAGCAGCATAACTTGAATCAAATGCAGTTGAACTATTAACTGTTGCAGCTACTGTGCTTCCATATTTTGAAACATCAATTACTGCTATACAATCTTGTCTATTTTCTGCTAATGCTACTAATGAATTAACTTGTGTAATATGATCTGTGTATGTAGAATCTGCAATTAATCCAGGAGCTACTATTACATTAAAATTATACTCATCTTTATTATTCAATAAAGAAATTGATTGTGAATAATCTGATGGAGTAAGTCCTTGAATATTTGCATTTGAAATATCTTGGTTAAATTTAGCTGGTGAAGTACTTGCATTAACATTTCTTCCAGATGCGTCTGCAAATGTACCTGAAGCAGCAACTGGTATAAATTCTTTATAAGAAGTTAATACACCATCAAATGAACCACTTGATGGAACACCATTATTATCAAAGAAATTAGGTGTTGGAAGTAATACTTGTTTTACTGAAATATATTTACTTTTGTTAACATAGCTTCCTGAAGCTTGAACATAAAAATCAGTACCATCTTGTCTAATATTATATGATTGGTTACCTATTACCTTTTCGATATAGTTGGCAGCAAACGGGTCTAAAGATAATTCATTCCAAGTTTCTAATATTGATTTTTGATTTGTAGTATCATTACCTTGTCTTACTATAAGAGAGAAAGTACCTGAACCAGTATTAACACCTGATATTTCCCATCTGATGTTATCTAATGAACCTGAAGTCAATGTACCACCTGCTGAATCAGTAGCTTGGTAATTATTCATTATAGCCCCTTCTGAAATTGTTTGGATTTGTAATGATTCAGAAGTTGCTGTATTTAAAATACCTGAGTTATTAGCTCCTGTTGTACTTCCCGAAGTAAAAGCGGGAGTAAAATTACCATGAGCAACTCTAGTAACTAAAAGTGATGTGCCACCTTGTCTAAAATAGTTATTAGCTGCAGCAGCAGTTAAGTATCCATACTCTCTAGAAGCACTTTCAACAGTTGTACCAAATACTGCTTGGTATTCACTAAAAGAAGTTACTAGTGTAGGGATTTCAACTGGACCTTTAACAGCTGGACCTATAATAGCGGCACCAAATTCGACGGGATTTTGCTGGATAAATGATTGATCATTTTCTCTTGCTAATACACCTGGAGATATTAATGTTTCTGCCATTTTCTTATATTAAATATTTTGTTATTTATTTTGTTATAAATATGAGAAATTATTTCAAAAATTTACTTTATTGGAACTATTTCTCCTGTTTTTAAATCTATATTACCACTGCCATACTTATCTTCTAATTCTTTAGCGGTATTATTTTGTTCTTTTTGGAGTTTTTTAAATTCTTTAAATAACTCCTCTTTTTGTTCGTTTTGAATCATCTTATTTAATTCGATGTTTCCTAAACTAAATATTATCTCATTATTTTTTGCTTGATAACTATTTAATAATGAAACTTCTTCTTGCGATAACTTTTTTGACATAATATTTTATATTTGGTTATAAATATATCAAAAAGTCATTAAAATTAATTTCTTTTTCTACCGTTTGTTGTAGGATTTCTTAGTGCTTCTAAATCTCTCATGTCACGAACTACTTCATTAGTAATAGTAACTTTTGCTTTAGAATTATATTTTTTTAATGAATTAAGTTCTTTTTGTATTGTATCAGGTATAATATAACCTCTTAACCTAATACCAAAAGTACCTTTAACTAATCTATCTTGATTTTGTACTAATTCAGTTGCGGTAGTAAAAGAATCAATAAACGCTCTAAATTTAAATCTTTCTGGATTACCCCAATATGCATCAGAAGCGTATTCACATGCTTCAATTATTTTATTTAATTGAGACATATAGTAAGTTTGGATTAAACAACTATACTCTAATGTAACATAATCAGGTTGTGCAACAGCATGGAAAACATCAACTGGTTTTCTATTATTTAAAGTGTAAAAATTATCATAAAAATTATTAGCACTATAACTTTTTTGCCAAACACCATATAAATTAGGAGAATTTGCGTCTAATTTATTTGCAACAGATCTATCTTTTGTTACTGTATCTCTTTTAATTACAATAATAGGTAACATAATAGCACCTGATTTATCTCTATAATATCCATCTCTTTGAAATGATTTCCATCTTTCAGGGGCACCATAAATAACAGGCACTTCTCTTCTAACCCCATTTTGCATTACAAAAGGTTTAATAACATTTTGAAAATAAAAGAAAACAGCTTCGTCTAAATCTTGGATACCAACAGAATATTGTTTAGTTGTATCCTCTTTAAAACTCATCTGAGTTGATCTATTATGCTCTATACCAGTTGCTTGGGCATTAGCATTAAATTTTTCATCTGCAGCATTTGGATTTCCAACATTTCCTCTGTCTTCGATTCCCTTAAAAGCTTGTTGCTTTTCTAGACTTAATTGTCTTTGGGTTTTTGGTATGGGTTTTCTAGGTCTTGCCATTACATTCGTTCTTGATATGGTGATATTGCTACTTTATCAGCTGGTATGTAATAAGTTGAAACTAATACTGATAAATTATTACCATAATTTTCTAATCCTGGGTTTAGTGGGTTTATATTATTTGGATATGATGGATTTTTTCCTCCCCAATATTGGTTAGCAACTGTACTTTGTACTCCATAATATCTTTCTTGATATAATATAATATCACCTACTCTTATTAATATGTCCGCATCTTTTAAATCATCTCTAAAGAAATAAAACTCAATTGGTTGTCCAAATTGTACACCTTCTATATTTTCAGCATATTGTTCATTTGTTCTATTTATAAGAACATTAAAAATAAAAGGACCATCATAGTATTTTTCTTGATCAGCTTCACCATATAAATTAACTTTTGTTTCTTCTAATTTAAATTGGTAAACAGAACACTGTTGAGTAATAATATTACCCATTAATTCTCTATTAAGTTTTCTTACTAGAGACATGTCCCTAGCTGTAGTGAACATTGCCATGTTATCCTATATAAATTGTGTAAGGAACCTGTTGTAGCTCAGTCATTTTAGCTTCTGCTTCAGATGCCCTACGATTTAATAATGCTTGTCTTGATGTTTCATCAAAATAATTTCTTAATCTTTCAATTAAAGCTACTTTTTCTGCTGTTGCGGCTGAAATTAAATCACCTTGATTTAAATTAACTTCCGCATTTGGTATAGGTATACTAGCATATTTTCCTCTAACATAACCTAACATTTCTTTAGATAATGCTAAAGTCATTTCAAATATCCATTGTCTACCAATTGAATTAATATAATCATAATTTGGATTAGCATAAGGAGCATTTGAAACATTAGTAACTCTATCCGGGAGATTTTGAACTGAACCTTTTATTCTTTCATCTCTAATAATATATTGGAACCAAATATTACCTGCTCCACAAGTATATTGAATATCACTATTGCTTAACTTAATTGTTAAGTCATTAGATACTGTACCAAATCCAGCTGATTCTAATGATTGTGAAGTTACTGTTATTATTTCATTTTTTACATAATTACTACCTGTTGCAACTACTGTAACTTTAGAAATTTTAAGTCCTGAAGAAGTTATTTCTGCCGTAGCTCCACTACCTGATACTCCTGTTAAAGTAAAAGAACCTGAAGTTTGGTTTACTGTTGTAGTAGGGATTGTACCTGTAATTGTTAAGTTTCTTCCTTTTCTTAATTGACCTGTATAGTTTTTATCTCCATTAGCCATTGGTATTGGAAATACTCTTAATTTATCATTATGTATTTCAAAGCTATAATTGCTTCTTCTTACCATTTGATTCATTCCAATAGCTTGAATTACTTGCATATCGTAATTTAATGGCATCATTAAAAAACCAAAATCACCCCCAAAACCACCTACACCTGCTATACCAGCAGCAATAGCACCTCCAAATCCAAATCCATTATAAGGTGATAAGAATAAAGCAGAAGCTGGATATGGTGGTTGATAAAATACTCTTTTTACTTCAATTCCAAATTCAGCCGCAGATCCTGTAATATCATTATCAACCATAAAATCAGAAAAATCATAATCTTGTTTACCTGCTTCTAAAGCAAATGAACCAGAATACCATGGCACATTTCCTCCAGAACCCGCTTCAGCACCATACATTTCTGTAAGTCTTACTATTGGTTCAAAAGAAGGTGTAATTAATGATTGGGTTAATACTGAACTTGTTGGTAATCCTTCTAAAGTTAATTGATTATCTCTAACTTTATAAGCATATAACTCATTACCATATATAGTAACAGCTTCTTCAAACGCCGTATAAAAGGAACCTGATTGTAATTCAACATCTACTAAAGGATATCCTAGTCTTTTTGCACAAAAATCAGCTACTTTATCAGCATCTGTTTGAAAATCAGTTTGGGCATCATAGAACCCAAAAGGAGTATCTCCTGAACCTGATTGAAATGAACTAGAACCTGGCCAAATTGGTACATTCATACTAAATTATTTTGTTATAAATATTAAAAATGATTTTATTATTATAAATATAAAAAAAAAGCCCCGCAATGCGGGGCTAATTTTGTCAATCAAAGTTAACTATTGATTATAGTGTGTTTAAGCCACTAACTTCAATTTTACCATAGAATTCTGGTCTAACCATTTTCTTAGCATATCTAGTTAACAATCCTTTTCTAGGCACGAATGTGTCTGGATCGTATACTAGTGGAGTCATGATTAACGGAATATATGGAGCAAATACTGCACCGCTTTCAAGGAATTGACCTCCTCTAAATCCTAATAAGATTACGTTAGTAGTCATATAAGGGTTTTTGTATACTTTATATCTACCATTTAATTGGCCGACTTTTTGTACACCGAAAGCATAGTTCATCTTAGCTGCATCACCATCAGAATCAGCTGCAAATCCTGGAATACTTTCTAGGATAGTAGCTACAGTTGGAGAACATACTAAGAAGTTAGCACCACCTCTAAGAGTTTTCTGGTGGATGATGTTACTTAACTTTTGGATTTTAGTTCCTAAAGTTTGGAACCATTGTCCTTGAGAGTTATAGAACCCTAAGTCAGTTACAACACCGTTACCAGTTGTAGAAGTAAACGCTTTGTTGTTTTCAGCAGACCATACTTCTGTTCCAGCTCCAGCAGCGTTAATCAACATACTTAAGATTTCTAAGTCAATTTCTAATGAAATGTACTCACTTAAGATTGAAGTTAATTCAGCTTCAGCATC